GGCTGCAGGTTGGACACGTCGAGCACCCTTCGGCAGTGGCGGACAAGCTCACTACTTTCGGTGCTCGAACCGCCCTACTGGCAGGCGCTCACTGGCTCGGCACGCACACCACGTACGGCGTGGCAGGGTCAGCACCTATGCCGACGCCGGGAGTCACCGTCATCTGCGATGGGCACGAAGTGCCTGGTTCGCCTTGCGGGCCACTCGGTCCGGAAGGACCAGGGGCGCCAACACAACCTCCATGGGCATCGCAGTAGACACCGACAGCCGTATTGACCTGATCCTGAGAAGGAGATCCGGTTGGTCCTGTTGGTCCGCTCGGTCCAGGATCACCTTGGGCACCGGGGCCACCAGGAGGTCCAGTGACCGTCGCCCCCGGCTGGCCGCTGGCGCCGGAGGCACCTGACGAGCCCGTAGCACCCGGGAGGCCTCGGCACTGGCCACTGCTGCAGTAGGTGGTGACGGCCGCGATGACCTGATCCTGGGTCGGGCCCTTGCCAGCGCAGACGCCGGTGCTGTTGCAGTAGGCCGAGACGGCCGCCACGATGCTCGCGAAGGACGGGGCTGGCCCAGCCGGGCCACTCGGTCCAGGTGAGCCTGGGACGGCGCTGGGGACCGGCACAGCGGTCGCCGAGGGGCTGATGCCGTGCTGCAGCAGCTGCTTGGAGAGCTTGTCCGCGACCTGCTTGTTGGTCCCGGCCGCCGCGTTGGCCTGGCTGGCCTGATCTAGCGCGCCGCTCGCCACACTGACCGCCCGATCGGCACGCTTGTTGGCGTGGTCGGCCGTACCGTGCAGCGAGAGGTAGGCGAAGAAGCCGGTCAGCAGAATGACAGCCGCAACCGTCAGCGCCACCATGATCGCGGTGCGTAGCGGGTGCGGGTCCGGCGAGGGCGTCTGAGCCAGGGCCTCCTCCACCGCTCCCGCGACAACCGAGTCCGGCTCCTCCCCATCCGGGAGAAACGGTAGACCCGAAGGCTCCTCCGGGTTCTTGGCGTCGAGTCGGTGGCTGGTCATCAGCACTTCCCGTTCGGCTTGAGGTGGGCTTGCGCGCGCTCCCGGTCATTCTCCGCGCGTTGGTCGCGGTAGCGCTGGTACGCCTGATCCAGACCTGCTCTGGTCAATCCGGGCGTCCCCAGCACAGCCTTGAACAAGTCGTCGTAGGCCTTGCGATCGGAGTCGGCGATCTCCCGCAAGGTCATGTTGATGCTGGCCTGGCAGCTCTGCTCGTGCTCGATCTTGATGCTGTTCACCACCGACACCACGGCCGCCCCGCTGGAGAACACCAGCGAGATGGACAGCAGGATGTAGGCGGTGAGGTCAATCCAGCCATGGTGCTTGGGTGGCTTCGTCTGCTCCAGGGCGAACTTGGTGGCTTCCTCGACGACCGGGTCGAGGTCGTCCGGGATCATCGGACGGTCCTTCTCGTGCGTCATGAGCGTGTCCTCCGAACCGGAGGATTCCCGCCGAGCAGCCGTTCCTGCAGTTCCCTGATCTGCTCGCGCAGGTCTGCTTCGCGCCGTTCGTTATCGCGCTGTTCACCCTGCAGCAGGCTCTCCAGGCGGTCGATGGTCGCCTGCTTCTCAGCGAGCAGCTGATCGGTCCGGGCGCGCTCTTCAGCTCTGGCATCGGTCGCCGCCTTCTGGGCCGCCGCCGCAGCTGCCTGACCGCGCTGATAACGCTGCTCTTCAGCGTTCTTGCGCCACCGAACGTACGCCACCAGACCCGTGGTCACGGGCACAGCTGCCGCGCCGACGGCCTCGATGACTGGAACCCAGCTGCTCACGCACGGTCCGCCCGTTCTGGATGATCATTCTTACGCCCTGCTCACTACTTCAGCAGCTCGAATGATCCACCAGACCGGACTGGTTCAATTAATCCGAATCATCGAGCTTCAGCTCATCCGGGATAACGAGGTGACGGCGCATCCCGATGTGCTTCGGCGACCCGAAGCGCCCGGTGGGCTGGAAGTCGCGCGGGTCGGTCTCCAGCGAGTTGTTCGGCTCGACGTGGTACTTCTCGGTGACGTCGCGGATGCCGAGCTTCTTGACGGCCTCGGTGCGCAGGCTCGCCTTGGGCATGCGCTCGCGCTGGTCGCTGGACTCCTCCGGCACGTCGTCGCCCTCCTGCGGGATGTCCGGGCCTTCCTCGTCGTCGGCCACGTCATCGTCATCGGTGTCCTGGTCTGACGGCGGGGCACCGCCCTCTTCGCCCTCGTCATTGGCCATCTCGTCCGGGGTCGGCGCCAACGTCGGCGTGTCGACGGGGTTCTGCCCGAGCTGGGGCACCGTGGCTGGCTCGGTGGTGCCGAACCCGGCCGGTGGCTCCATGCCCATCTGCAGGGCCTTGGGTGCGAAGTCCTTCTCCAGCTGCTCGTCGATCGGCAGGCCCTGCGACTTGAGCGCGAGGTAGGTCTTCTTGCGGGTGTCCTGCTCGGCCACCGCGAGCGCTACGTCTTCTTGGCTGCGCTGCTCCACGGCCTCGTCGAAGTCGATGCCCGTGCTCGAAAGGCGCGAGCGGTACGGGACGGGTACGCCAGCCTCCGCCAGACCCTCCAGGAACTGTCGCTCTGCATCCTCGTCGGTGAGGTTGAGGATCTTGAACTTGAGTTCGGGAACGAGGAGCTTCGGCTGTTCGACAATGCGCTCCTCTCCGGTCTCTTCGTCGATCTCGTAGATCTCTTCGGTGATCAGGTAGCGCTTGCCGTTGCGCACCTCGTAGTCGAAGTGCTCCTGCGCCTCGGCGACGATGCGCATGCGCTCGTCGGTGAAGTCGTGCAGCATGCGCTGGTAGTGGCTCAGCAGCTGGGTGACGACGTCACGGTTCAGCGCGTCGGCGGCGTAGGTCTCACCAGCACTGGCTCCGGTGAGCATGGTCTGGGAGAGCCCGAAGACCATGAGGAGCCGCTCGGTGATGCGATCGAAATCGTTGGAGAGGTCCGGGACATTCTCTCGTCCAAAGACGGGCTGCATATCGATCGCCCAGTGGTAGGTGAGGGCGCGGAAGTCGGCTGCCAGCGCAGCGTCGAGTGCGGCATTGAACTCCTCCATCTCATCCTGGTCGGGAATCCACGGGACGGTAGTGCCGAGGTCCTGCGCGGTCGCCCCGAGCTTGGTCAGGATCAGCGGCGTGTAGAGCCGGTCGGCGATCGAGTCCAGCGCGCTGTTGAGCATCTCCTCCTGCATGATCGAGCGGAAGCCACGCATGAGGATCGGGATGCCCCGGTTGGAGAAGTCGTCGGCGGCGAAGCGCAGCTGCTTGAGGATCACGTTGGACACCGGCATCAGGGCGTCCTGGCTGGTGTAGTTGATCAGCTCCGGGAAGGCCTCCATCAGCTGCTGGAACTGCCAGCGCGGGGAGCGCGTGGTCAGCACCTTGCGCAGCGACTCCGGCAGGCGCATCAGGTAGCGAGGCTCGGCCAGGAACAGGCTGTTCTCCACCTCGACGTCGTCGGGGTTGATCAGCTGGTCGCCCTCCCAGATACCGAGGGTCTCGTTCCATCCGCCGAGCGACCACGACTCGCCGGTGAGCCAGTAGTTCTTGCCGAGCTTCAGCAGGTGGTCCTCGTACTTGAGCTGGTCGAAGAACAGCTCTGAGTAGAAGTCGCCGAGCTGTTCGTCCTTGCACTCGAAGTGCAGGCCCTGCAGGGGGAACTTCGAGTAGATGTCCACGCAGGCAGAGATGATCGGGTGAGTGACATAGAGCAATCGGCAGTTCTTCGACGCATAGCCCCAGGCGATGTAGTTGCCGGTGGTGGTCTGCATCGAGATAACCGTGCCGCCGCCGAGGGATTCGATCGAAACGACCTTGTCCATGCTCACGTTGTCGATCGAGAGCAGCTCGTGTCCGATGGCTGCCGGGCGGTACTCAGCCGTCATCTCCGGCGTCTTCGGTACCGGAGGGTACGGCGACTCGTACTGCAGCTGCGTCGAGTAGAAGGGGTTGGCCCACTTGTGGTCGGGTGTACAGGTGAGCTGTGCACCCGAAGCCATCGTGATACGCACGACCTCCGGTGCCACCCGGGTGTTGGTGGCGAGCACCTTGGTCGGCGTCATGCGACGAACCCGGCCGCCGTTCTGCCCGTAGGAGCTGTATGGGTAACCACTGGTGCCCGCGTAGTTGAAGTCCCAGCCCTGCACCATGTCACCGGCCACAATCTCGCCGAGGGGCTTCTTGGTCCCGTCGGCCATCGTGATCGGTGCGTCGGGGGTATTGCAGAACTCCCTGATCCGCTGCAGCTCCGCCGGTTCGGTGAAGTTGAACGGGATGTTGTTCTGCTTCCAGTACCACATCGGGTCACGCGGACGCCCGGTCGCCATCTGCATGGACGGCGCGGTACCCATCTGGCCGCCCATCGAGGAGGTACGACGCAACGAGCGCGACTGCAGGCGCGATCCACGCAGCTGATCCACCGGCGTACGACGCGCGTTGGGATTGCCGAACGGGTTGATCAGCTCCGACTGCGACTCCTGGGTGACCCGACGGATCGGAACGCCACCGTTGCTGCTCGCGGTGTGTGACAGCCGGTTCTCACCGCGTCGGTCGCGCAGCTCGAAGTCAGCCATCCTGCGTCACTCCAGCGATCTGCTTGCCGAGCGCACGCAGCTGGTTGCCGAACTCGCGCTGCACGATCCACTCCAGGCCGTTCTCGGTCGAGTCGAGCAGGTGCAGCAGCACACGGAGATTGGCGTCGCAGGTCGGGCAGAGGTAGACACCCTCGCGGGGACGCGTCAGCAGCGGACGCGGGCTATGGAACTGGGCGCCCTGGCAAGGGTGCTCGGAGGCGCGTACGAAGCCCTCGTCGGTGTCCGGGGTGCCGAACTGGTCGAGGGCTCCTTCGATCGCCTGGCTCACGCTCACGTGCGCTCCCTCTTGATCTGCTCCGCCATCGCGCGCGGATCGTGGGCGTGCAAGATCGCCAGGTGCCGCAGGTAGTCGGACTCGCCCAGCTCGGCACCTCGCGAGTTGTGGTAGCTCGACTTCTTCTTGGCGAACGGCGGCTTGTCCTTGCCGTGGACCTTGGCCTTCCCCTTGTCGTCGGAGTCCTTGTCGTCG